TTGCGCCAAAACGGGTTCCCGAAGGCGATCCCGTCGAACATTTCGCAATGCTGCAAAGGTAAGGTTCGCACGGCGTATGGTTTCAGATGGAGCTACGATGCTACCGACGAAGCGTGAAGCCGCGGCCGAACTGCTACGGCGTAGGGAAGCCAGGCGGCAACTAGCCGCCTATATCAATTTCACTTCCCCGAAGTACAAGCAAAGCGGCTTTAGTGCGTCGGTATGCGCCGCCCTCGACATGTTCTTGGATGACATGCAAGCGGGCAAGCGGCCCATTCTGATTTTGCAGGCCCCGCCCCAGCACGGGAAGTCGGAAATTGTTAGCCGGAAGCTGCCCGCCTATATCTTGGGGCGCTTCCCGGATTGGCGGGTCGGCGCCGCGTCCTATTCGGACGAACTGGCAAACGCCATGGCCCAAGACGTGCGGCGCAACCTGGCCGACGACCGGCATCGCAAGCTATTCCCCCAGCCGGCCGAAAAACGCCGGTATGACGTCAACCGAACCGGAGAATTTACGGCGCCCGGCGGCGCTGGCGGCTATCTTGGCGTCGGTGTGGGCGCCGGCCTGACGGGACGCCCGGTCGACATTGGCATCATTGACGACCCGGTAAAGAACGAAAAGGAAGCCTTGTCGCCCACGGTCAAGGAAGGGCATTGGAATTGGTATCAAACCGTATTCACGACCCGGCTATCGGAGAACTCCGGGCAAATCATCATGGCGACCAGTTGGGCGGAAGACGACTTACCCGCCCGCATCTGCAAGCATTTCAACGGCGACCCGCGGCTTACTGTGTTGCGCTTCCCGGCAATCAACTTGCCCGGAGAGGTTGGCTATAACCCGAACTTGCCGCAAGGCCCATTGGTTCCGGAACTTAAAAGCCTGGCATTCCTGCAAGAAGTCAAAAGCCTGTTTAGCGACTACTGGTGGTCGGCCATGTACCAGCAAAGCCCCCGGGCGCTGGGCGGCAACGTCTTCAAGGAAGAAGGCATACGCTACTATCTGCCCAAGGATTTGCCGGCCAAGTTCGACAAGGTTATCGCCAGCCTCGACGCTACATTCAAGGATACAGATGGAACTGATTTTGTCGTGTTCCAGGTTTGGGGCAAACTTGGGGCAAATTCGTACCTTCTGGAACAGTCTCGCGCCCGCATGAGTTTTACAAAAACAATTTCGGAAGTTGTCAGGCTCAAGCGCGATCACCCTAGAATTCGTCAGTTTTACGTTGAAGATAAAGCGAACGGGCCGGCCGTCATTGACGCACTAAAGGGAATTGTGTCGGGATTGATTCCGGTCGAGCCTGACGGCTCAAAGCTGGCAAGGGCGCACGCGGTTACTCATGTATGGGAAGCGGGGAACGTGTGGATTCCACATCCGGAGCTTGCGCCATGGGTCAAAGACCTAGTCGCAGAGTTGACGGCGTTCCCGGCTGCCGCTAATGACGACCAGGTTGACGCGATGACTCAGGCGTTGCGTCAGTTATACCCGCTGTTCAACAAGCTGAAAATTAGCCAAGAAGCACTTAACAAGGCCATGGGCAGATAACGCCCGCGGCTGTACAATGCCCAATAATTTACCCGGAGCGTCGACCATGGCCCCAGCGTTGAAACGAAACCAAGAGAAAGCCCCGGCGGCCAAGAAGTCCGGCGGTTTGCGTCGTGCAGCGAACAAGGCCAAGGAAGGCGCCAGCCCCGCGAAGTCCTACACCTTCCCGGTAAAGCCCCCGGAACTCATGCCCGGCGTCGCCCCGGCTGGTGTGGCTGTCCCCGTCATGAGCATGGACGCCAACCCCTACACCTTCGCGGCCCAACAGTTCCCCGGCGGCGGCTTCCCTGGCTTCGCGTACCTGTCCCAACTGGCAACCCGCGCCGAATTCCGGCAAATGGCTTCCGCGCTGGCGACGGAGTTGACCCGGGAATGGCTGGAATTCACCAGCAAGCAAGACGACGACACGGACAGCGCCGAAAAAATCAAATTGATTGAAGCCGAATTTAAGCGGCTCAACGTGCGGGCGGCAATCCAAACGGGCGCGGAGCATGATTGTTACTTCGGGCGGGCGCAAATCTTCCTTGAGATTGACGGCGCTGACCGCGGCACCCCGCTTATCTTGGACCCCCGCACGGTCAAGAAAGGAAGCCTTGCCCGCATCGTCCCGGTCGAAGCCGTGTGGACAACCCCGGCCGGCTATAACGCCTTGGACCCCGTGGCGCCGGACTTCTACAAGCCGTCCAAGTGGTTCATGCTGGGCCAAGAGGTTCACGCGTCCCGCCTGATGACGGTCGTAACGCGCCCGCTCCCGGACATTCTGAAACCGGCTTTCAACTTCGCCGGCATGAGCCTTTCCCAGCTTGCGGAGCCCTACGTCGACAACTGGCTCCGCACGCGTCAAAGCGTTGCGGACCTGATTAACAATTTCAGCACGACGGCGCTTGCCACAAGCATGGACCAGATTTTGCAAGGGGATGACGACGGCGTCGACCTGCTGAATCGGGCGGACCTCTTCACGGCCACGCGGAGCAATAAGGGCTTGATGCTCTTGGACAAAGAGCGGGAGGAATTGGTACAAGTCAATACCCCGCTATCCGGCCTGCATGAACTCCAAGCCCAAAGCCAAGAACAAATGTGCAGCGTGTCCCGCATGCCGGCCATTGTGTTGACGGGTATCTCCCCCAGCGGCTTGAACGCTTCCAGCGACGGCGAAATCCGGATTTTTTACGATTGGATTGCCGCCCAACAAGAAGCCCATTGGCGGGAGCCGTTGGAAGTAATCTTGAAGGCCGTACAGCTTTCGTTATTCGGGGAAATCGACCCGGATATCGGCTTTACCTTTACCCCGCTGTACCAAATGACGCCGGCCGAAGAATCGGACATTAGGGCGAAGGACGGCGTAACGGATTGCGCGTATGTGGCCGCCGGCATCCTTGACCCCAGCGAAGTGCGGGACCGCCTGGCGAAAGACCCGAACAGCGGCTATATGGGCTTGGACGCCGACGCGGTAATCGTGCCCCCGGCGCCCGCCCCCGGCGAAGAGCCCCCGGCCGGACTTGAAGACAAAGGGTTGACCGATAGCGTTTGATTGTACATTCTAATTGCGGTACAATTTTGGTATGAAAAACAAACCACAATTAGAATTTTACGTTTACCTCCATTTCAGAAGCGACGACGGGTTGCCGTTTTATGTCGGCAAAGGTCGAGCAAATCGAGCATGGAGAACGGACGGCCGAAGCGTTCAATGGAATCGAATAGTCGCAAAGCACGGGTTAAAAGTTGAAATCTTAAAGACCGGTCTTTCCGAAATTGACGCGTTTGAATTGGAGAAATCGACCATTCTCACTTTGGGGCGGGGGTTTCTTTGTAATCACACTGACGGCGGCGAAGGGGTTGCCGGGTGGGAACCGAGCGACGAAACTAAAGCCAGAATGGCGGCGGCACAACTTGGTCGCAAGCATTCGGACGCGTCGAAAGCAAAAATGGGGCTTGCGTTTAAGAAATCTGTTTATTGCTCAAACGGCATGAAGTTTGACGGAGCGGGCGACGCTGCGAAATTTGTATCCGGCAAAGCTAGTGTAATTTCACGATGCGCTGCCGGTTTACGTAAAAGTGCATACGGCTTGGCTTGGTCTTACTCAGACTTTCCGAAATGCGACCTTTTGGAAATAGATAAAGTCAGGCGCGCAAACCAATCTAAAGCAAAGATCGGTTTGCCGGCCAAAAATAGAATTGCTGTTGTTCGTTCTGACGGGCTTGTATATCCCAGCGCTACGGCCGCGTGTGACTTTATGAAAACCGTCGGTCATCCGAAAGCTGCGGTTTCTGCAATCACCGCATGCTGTCGAGGAAAAAGGAAATTGGCGTATGGATACTCGTGGAAATATGAAAAATAACGAAAAAGTGGTGCGAAGTACCCATGCAAATCGAGGCGTTGAGGCGAAATACAGCAAGGCCCTGCTGCGCATGATTGCCGAAATGCACGGGTCGGTCGAATACTGGCTTACGGCCGCCTATCGCAAAGACCCGCCCCGCATGCTGGCGCTGGTTGAGCAAGCGCAAGACGCGGCGCCGTCGGCCAAGATCAAAAAGATTTTGGACGAACTGGCCCGGCGCTGGATTGCCAAGTTTGACGATTGGGCGCCCAAGATTGCCGAAGCCTACTTGCAAGGCATGTTCAAGACCAGCGACAGCGCCATGCGCCAGGCGTTGAAGGATGCGGGGTGGACGGTTGAATTCAAGATGACGCCGGCAATCCGCGACGCCTTCAATGCTTCTCTTGAAGAAAACGTCGGCTTGATTCGGTCCATTCCCGAAAAATACTTGCAACAGGTAGAAGGCGTCGTGATGCGGTCATACAGCGCCGGCCGTGACCTGGCGACGATGGTCAAAGACCTAAAGCAACTTTACCCCGCGGCCAGCCATCGAGCCGAACTGATAGCCCGGGACCAATCGAATAAGGCGAACGCCGTCGTCAACCGGGCAAGGCAAATGGAACTTGGGATTGTGAGCGGAAAGTGGATGCACTCGCACGCTGGGAAGAATCCTAGACCGTCACACGTCGCCGCGAATGGGAAGGAATTCAAAATCGCAGAAGGTTGCCTGATTGATGGTGAAATGATTCTCCCCGGTGAACTCATAAATTGCCGGTGTACTTGGCGGCCGGTTTTACCAATTTGAAGTAACCTTGCGTCTACGAATGAAATAGCGTCATAATCCGAAACATGCCTACGTTGACCGAAAAGACTTGCTCCGACTGCAAACAGATCAAACCTGTTTCGGCATTCAGTCGTCGCGCAAAATCGCTTGACGGTCTACAGCAAAAATGCAAGGTTTGTTGCGCCGCGTTAAAAAAGGACTGGCTGGCAAAGATGACGGAAGTCCACGTTGACCATGTGGTTCCGCTGAAATCTAAGTTTGTTTGCGGCTTGCATGTGCCGGCAAATCTTGAGATTATTGCCAAGTCTGATAATTTGGCTAAAAGCAATCGTGTTTGGCCGGGAATGCCGTAATGCCTATTCTTCGTCTAGCTCTCGATAAAAGCGCCCGCGTGGTCGATGCCGACGGTCGACTGCATGTGGGAAAATCGCACATATCAAAAGCTCAAATTTCGCCGTATTACGGCAAGGAAATTCCGGGCTATGAAGCCTTGGGCCTGGCGGCGGATAAGGTTTACCGCCTGCTCCGTGACCCCGTGGAATTGGAGCGGGCCGCCCCCACTTTCGCACGCCTCCCCGTTCTTTCGAAGCATGTGCCCGTTACCGTTGAAGCCCCGCGGCCAGATTTGGTCGTCGGCGCCATCGGTTCCGAAATCACTTTTACGCCCCCGTATCTCGACGCCGACCTGTGTGTTTGGGACGCGACCGCCATAGCGGGCATTGAAACTGATAAAGTACGAGAATTATCCTGTGCTTATCGTTATGTACCTGTTATGGAGCCCGGCGAATTTGAAGGCCAGCCCTACGACGGGCGCATGACGGAAATACAGGGCAATCACCTGGCACTTGTGGAAACTGGTCGTGCCGGGCCTGACGTAGTTGTCTCGGATAGTGCTGAAGAAATTCAATGGCACAGGATCGCCGCGCTGAAGGCTAAGTACAAAACGCCGAGAGACGCAATAACCGCTCTCGGTTTAGATGAGCAACTGCTGTATGATGTTGTGGCGGTCAGCACTTTGGCCGTCGACGCAAACCCTTTTATACTCAAGGAATCCGCCATGAAAATGAGCAAGCTGGGCAAAGCCCTCTTTGCGGCATTGTGCGCGGCCTCTCCTGTGCTTGCGGCGGATTCCGCCTTGCCGGCGCTGGTAGGCACTGCCAACCGCAAGACCTTCAAGAAGGACGACGTTAAGGCCAAGCTCCTGGCCCTCGACGCGTCCATCGACTCCAATCAACTCGACGCCGTTCTCGACGCAATTCTGGACGTGGAGCAAGACCCGAAGCCGGTCGAAACCCCGGCCGCCGCCGCGGACGAATCGCCAGCCGACAAGCTCCGCGCCCTTCTGGCCGGCAAGGTTGACGACGCTACGCTTGAAGCCGCTTGCGGTCTTCTGGCTACTCCGGCCGCCGACGAAAAGCCGGAACCGGGCATGAAGAAGGAAGAAGTCGACGCCGCCATGGACGGTTTGCGTAAGGAATTGCGCGAAGCCGAAGAAGCCCGCCGCGATGTTCGC